GAATGAATGCCGTCAAGCACGGCTACCTCTTCGGTGAGGTGCATTCCGAACTTGATGCTTTCCTGAAGTGCAACAGGCGCGAGGGGCTTGAACTATGGAACTTTCGTTTCAATAGCCATGGACAGATGCGTATCTCGCGTCCTTGTCCTAAGTGTATGCCATGGTGCGTGAAGTGCTTCGACAAGATCTACTACACGATGGACGATGGCATCCATGAGTTCGAAGTAGGAATCGCGGATCTCAGGCCTTAGAAGGCAAGACCCATCCTGAACGCCCTTTCGTCCAAGTCCGCACCAGTTCTCGTTGTCGTGAGTGAAGACATCCATGAGGTGCTGTTGTTGTTCGTCACCACCGTATTTGTGGTTGGTGCGGCCACCGTCACGGGTGTTGGTATGGACTTCAACATAGAATTTTCGGTTTGTAGCGTGGACATCGTTGCTGCCGAAGATGGCATCGTGGCAGGGACTGCGGCAGCATTCATCTGCAAGTTCTGTTGTTGACCGATTCCAGCCTGAGAACCATACACATCGCTGGTTTTCATTGTCTGATTCGATGATTCGGAAGATGTTGTGTTTCCTGTATTGGGAGCAGTTCCTTCTGCTCCGATATTCTCCATCTTCTCGTCCACCTTGATCAAACTTCCGATACCAGGAATACCAGAGAATAGATCATAAACCATTTCACCACCGAGTTTTTCGGTTAGCCATGCACCCAATGCTCCTGGTCCGATTCCAAGGGCATCAAGCAGCCCTGTGACTGCGACACCCGCACCACCGCTCAATATCGCTGCAACTCCACCACCGAGCAAGGAACCGATCATGCGGCCAAGTTCGATTCCTATTTGCTTCTTCTTCTCTTGTGGCGATAGTGTTGGATCTTTCTTTATATTCGATATGTTCCATGAAGCAAAGATGCCAGTGAGAAGCGGTCCTAATGCTGCGAATGCAACCTTAGCCAATGGAGTGATTGCGGTTTTTAGTGCCACTCCCCCCAAGTTTTTCAGACCAGTCAATGCCTGACCACCATATTTTGTCACTCCAGAAGCGACACCAGATGCAGCACCCCTTACTGCTTTGAAAGCACTGCTTCCGATGTTCTTCATCCCACCCCATGCTCTACTCAACCACGACCCACCTGGTTTCGACGCTGCCGATGCACCAGGAAGAGATGGTGGTTTTCGTGTGACAGAAGCACCAGGAAGTGGTGGTGGTTTTGGCGACCTCATGCCGCCTCTGCCTCTCCTCAAATCTGCAACATCGTCCAGTATGCTAAGAGAATCCGCTAATGTGGAAAGCCAACCACCGCCCTTTTGTTGTTCGGTTGTCTTTTCTTTTCCACCAATACCTTCGCTAGCAAAGTATTTTGCAAAAAGAGTTTCGAAGAAGGAATGGTCTTTTTCTTGCAAATTCTCCTGAAGTTTTTCATTCTCTCTTTTTTGCTCGTCCATTTTTTCTTCGACGGCGAGAGAATTCGAAGCGGGTGTCGTACCACTCTCTGGCGCAAGTTCGTAGGGTGTGGTTGATTCAGTTGGGACAATCATCGATTTGGTTATCGATGTCTTTGCTATTTCTTTTATTCTTTTAGCGGATGGCCCGAATTGTGTCGTCAATATGTCGAGTATTTCATCGACCGAATCCCTAAGATCCCCCATGACTCCGTAAGAGCGTCTTCTCGCATCCCTTTCCTGAAGTTCCTCTTGTGTGAGTTTTCTACCAGTTGTAACATCCCTACCCTGTTTTTCGTATAGTTCTCTGCGCTTGAACTCTGCCCTTTCAGCAAGAATACCACCACCAAGCACTTTAGGCACTCTTGAAAAGAATCCTTGCTGTGCGCTTAGAAATCCAGCCTTGAGTCCAGTTTGCACTGCTTCGGCAAGGTCATAGTTTTCCCTTGCGTTCATTGCGGGAGCGTTTTGTGGGATTGCTGCTGATGGATTTGGTAGTGGCATTTATCAGGCTCTTTGCTGTGCCTGTTGCTGTTTCAGGCGTTCATTTTCATCCTTTATAAATTTCACCAGCATGTTTACATATACTTCTCTCTCCCACGGCATCATGTTTTCCAACTCTGTCAACGAATACTTATGGTGTTGCAGCAATGCAAAATTGGTGTTGTACATGTTTGCAAGGCTATCGTGACAGAGCATTATGTAAAAAAATCTTGAAGTCCCGTGAACGATGCTACAAACTCGTTTTCGCAAGAACGACACTTACATGCGACATCTTTCTTCAGTACGGGTATATTGAGATAGAACTTCCCGATCAACTCAAACTGGCTGCTTGTCATGGACTCGACAAACTTATGAATTTCCTCTGAAGAAAAGTCCTTTCTTGTATAGACGTTTTCTTCATCAAACACCGTTTCAATGGAGGAGATCACATAGTTGAGGACTTCCTCTACCGTCATTTCCTTCATGTTTGGTCTTGCGTCCATGATGCATGGATATCGTATCGTTATTCCGACCTTATCCGTTAGCATTATCTTGTTTGATACGCTTTCAGGGAATTGAACTTCCAACTCGTCAAGATTCACGGTCAAATCGTTTGACTTTTGGCAGTTTGGGCATTTTGTCTTCAGGTCTATCAATTCACCGACAGACTTTGCCCGTACCTTCGCGAAAAGATATTCAATGTCGAACAGGGGCATCTTTTCGGGATGCTCCACCCCATCCACACACGCGCGTATCAGATTGCACATGGCGGATATCATTTGTGGTTCATCTTGGCTTTCAAGTGCCATGTATAGAACCTTTTGCTCTTTGACTAGGAAAGGTCTAAAGGTGGTTTCTTTTTTTGTTGATGGTATCGTTATTTTGTATTTCGGTATTCCCAGCGTTGGTAAAGACATTATTTACTCCATGTTGAATCTTTTCATTTCATTTCATTGCTGACCAAAAATTTCCTGTCGAAGATCTCCGATTCTCTGAGAACCTCTATCCTCCCGTATCCTGTGTATTTCTAGAGCATTCGATACCGATGCATTTATCTTCGACTGAACGGTGCTTGTCGCTTCGGTTTCACCCCTATCCTTGCGAATATTGTATGGAAAAGATCTCTTTCCAATGACTTGATACTCGGAATATGATAGGGTGACATTGATGGTTTCTATCTGATCGGTTGAATCGGTTGATAGTTCTATATCGGAAATAGACTTACAGAAAACATTGTACAACTCCGTGCAGTAGACTTTGAGATCACTTTTGTCGAGTTGATAGATTCGTACATTCGTCATGTATGAGTCTGGATAAAGCAGATCTGCGGTCATGGGTGAATATACCGAACCCATCCAACCTTCAAAGAAATCTCTTTCGAAGAAGTCTTCTCCGACCCTGAAAGTCATCTGAATCTCGTTTGAATAGTTAGACTCGTATGCATACTCGACTGGTGGGCCATAAATCTTGAGAGGTTGTGTCTGCAATGCTCTGCCTGGTATTGATGTACTTTGGCAGTTTCTGACAAGCCTTTCATTCTGCGGCCAACCAAGACCTTCTATTTCAAAGTAGAATCGTGTCGGTCTAGCATAGTAGTTCATTCCGACAATGTGTGCCATCTGTTTACTGATGCTGCTAGTCAGCGCATCTCTATACTTTATTCCTCCAGTTTCATTTTCCAGATCGCTGTAGAACTTTGCGATTCTTGCATTTGTTCGTGCTATCTGTGACTCTATGGAGTTGAATAGAGGATTTACTGGTTCTGTGGAACTACCACGCAAACCAAGATCTTCCAATGCTTGTTGCGTATTTGTGGCCGCAAGATCTACTGGTATGTTATATGGGGTTGGGTAGTTTGTTCCTTGAAATTGCGTCATCTTTTACCTTTGCAATAGTCCCATCTTCTTCATCAAGGCATACGTCTTTCCCCAAACCTTGGTCGGTCTTGCTCCAACAAAATGGTATGTTGGGAGATAGATTGCCTTTAGCCAGTGTTCTGTTGGTATGCGTACAGGTTTCATTCTAATGTTGTCGTATTTGTATCTACGAATACACGCCCTACCATATTTATTCGGAAAAATAGAGAGCCTTTGCATGTTTAGTCCAAGAATTCTGGACTCATCGTTTGACATGTCGCCATTTAATTTCGACAGAAGACTCATTAGGAGGATCTTTCTGTATCTCGGATAGAGATAGTGTAGATTTATACCAAGAAAACTATTCGGATCGTCTGCATTATCAATCATCCTCAGAATGAGGGGAATTCTATCCCAATAGGGAAGTTTGTCGCTATCTGCTTCATATATGAAAGACCACATCGTACCAGCCCTTTTTGTGGGAACATAGTAGTTTGGTATGCTATTCGTTATTATCGTTCTCTTCGATTTGTAGTTTCTTTCATCGGTTTGGGTGATTGCTCTATATGCCTCCACAGCAAATTGCTCGTACCAGCGCAGAGAGGCAATCTCAACATCTTCTTTTGGGGAATCTAGATCCTCGTCCTTCATCTTCGATAGTTCTTCAAAGATGATCTTAAGGGTCATTGGATCTTCGGAATCGATTTCTGGTTTTTTCATTTTACCCCTTTATCCCAAGATCCGCTTCCGTTAAAACGATGAACTTCCAGCCACGCGCAGTCGCATAGTTCTTCGCCGCTTCCCATTTATTTTGGTTCTTTACATACTGAAAAGACTCGTACAGATACGTCTTGGTCTTTCTTTTTGGCTGTTTCGGTGGCTGAGTTTGCTTCTTTGGCTTTATTTCCACCAGATATGTCTGTAGTTCGTTGTTTTTTTCTTGCACGACTATCTTGAAGTCTATGAAGTATCGGTGCGTTTTGCCATCCATGTCGTATTTGTAAGGAACTATGGTTGACTCACTCGACCACTCCACTATCGACTCTTTTGAGTCGCAGTAGTTCATGAACTTTCTTTCCCAAGAACTTCTATAAATAATCTTCGTTGGATCCCCTTTGTATTTTTTGGGGTTTTTTGGACTGAACACACCCTGTAGGAATTTATTTTCTCGGTTAACCATATGCCACAATACGCTCCGAACAACAAGTACTACGCTGAAAATCAAACCATACCAACTCAACTTGAGTATCCCATACTCGGTGCCGCTGGTGCGGGAGCAAGGGCTAGGAATAGAAATTCATTCTATAGAACGGGTAATGGTTCTCTTGAAGAACTTCTCAATGCAACATCATCGCCTGGAAATATAGGAACAGATGTTTCTCCTTCGGGAGATATCACAGCATCAACAACAAATCCAAATCAGAAGAACGAAATACTGAACATACCCTCATTTTTATCATATCCTTCTGATCTTGGAATAAACAGAAGGTTTCATCACTTCATCATGTTCAATATTTATCAAGGATCCTCTGATGAGGTTCGACTGAAGACAAGACAAGCAAATCAAATACAGAGTTCCCTACTCGCAAAAGGTGGGTTGCAATTTGGTAGTCAATCTGGAGGTGGTGGTGGCAACAGCGAAACCGATAGAAACTATGCCTACAATTCGTTGATTCAAGCGGGGTTTTCGCAGGAACAAGCCAGACGATATTCCGATGCCATAATAGGGGGTGGTGGACTTGGATCCTTGGGATTGACTTCAGACGAAAGGATAGGTGCTGTTGATAATGCCTTGCAAGGCGCACTTACTAACTCTGTCGGAGAAGTTGATCCTGATTCTGGAACACTAAGTTATATAAATCCCGTCGACAACAGCATTAGAATCGCAAATACCGCAGTGGGAGCAGCGCAATTTGTCTATCAGGCCGCTGAGAGTGGTGTGAACTATTTCAATAGCATTGTTGATGAAACAAATAGCGATGCCTTAGCAGAAGCAAATGCAAATCCAAGAAACTTCAATCAGCGGGGAACTGGTGGTAGGCTTGCAAACAGACCAAAGAGTGAGCAAAATATACTCTTGGCAAACAGAAGATTCACCAAGGCAAACATAAAATCAAAAGACACAATCGCCTTGTATATGCCTCAGAAAATAACCATGAATGATCAGTTGGTTTACTCTGAGGAAGATATGGGTACGACAAAGATGATTCTTGATGCCCTAACTGGCAAAAGAGGTGCCGCCTCTGCATTGATAGAAAAGATAGGTAGACGAACGGTATCGGATGCTGTTGCGAAGATAGGAGAGATGGCAAACGGTGTGGCTGCGGTTGGTGGTGCTTTGAATGAGGTGGCACAAGAAACGAATCTTGCCGCTGTCAGGGCTGCTCAGACAAGAACAGTCGCCAACCCAAGAAAGCAAATGATGTTTCGCGATGTTGGCGTTAGATCCCATAGTTTTTCCTTTGACTTCATGCCAAAAAACGAAAAGGAAGCGGAGACGGTACTCAACATCATAAGAATGCTTCGTTATCATGCATATCCAGGATTGCAGGGTGGTGGTGGACATTTCTTCACTTTTCCCGCAGAGTTTGAGTTGACGTTCTATACAATAGAAGAACCAAGTGGGATGGTTGTGATCAATGACAATCTTCCAAAATTGCCAAAACTTGCTCTGCAATCGGTAAACGTGGATTTTTCCGCAGCAGGAGATTTTAAGACATTCACAGATGCCAAGCCAGCGTTCATTCGCCTTGAATTGGGGTTCCAAGAAATGGAACAACTAACAAACGAACATATTGTTCACGGATACTGATACATGTACGACAAATTGCCAATAGTAAACTACTTGACGCCACAGGGATACAGGCAGATGTCTGATATCACCGTCAGATTCAAGGTAGAGCAGACGGTCATCGATGAAGGTGCATATCCATTGAACGTGACGGTGAATGAAACCGATAGACCCGACATAGTTGCTCATAGAATATACGATGATTCTAGGGTGCATTGGGTTATATTAGACCTAAACAACATGGTCAATCCTTACTACGATTGGGTCTTGTCTTCCGTTGCATTCGACAACTATGTTCAAGAAAAATATCCAGGTTACACTTTGTTTTTGACGAGCGTGGGTGGTCAAACCGCATTTGAGGGATCGTTCAGAACGAATGACATTGTCTATGCCACAGGTACGAGCAGTGCTGCTGCACAACCATCCATCTTGGACTCATTGAAAAACGCAAGAGTTGTGGAGTATGATCCTCAATATTGTAGGCTTGTGATGGACTTCACACAGAAGACCGCATGGATACCAACAGAAGGTGATTTGATTGCTGGTGCCAACACCAATGTGTTGGGAGAAACGACTTATTATGTCGGTAGAATAGGAAAGGTGATCGCATCTCCTTATGCAGTCCATCATTTCGAAAATAGCGATAAGGAAATATTGAATCCGCGGGTTCCAAAGTCTCTTCATAATCAGTTTCTGTCAACATCAAGTTTCGGATTTACATTTGGTGCAACTCCTCTTGGAAGATACATTCTGGAAGACCATGGAGACGATGTTATAACCAATAGAGATTATGAGGAGCGGCTCAATGATGAAAAGAGAAACATCACTCTGATAGAACCAAGATACATGTCGAATATAAACAGAAACATAGATTCCTTCTTGACCAATGCCTGAATCAATATCAAACAGCAACTCTTATTCCAAGCAGAACGATTATCAATTGCTCAAGTTGGAGATCGTATCCAACAGCGGTGGACCAGCGGTTGATCTCAAAGGGCAGTTTATAGAACTTCTTTTGTATGAAACCATATACGACACGAAAATGGTTGGAGAAGTGTTGTTGCTTGATGCACTTAACTACTCTGAAGCCATTCCCATCGTTGGCAACGAGACGATACTGATATCCTTCAAAACTCCGAATGCCGAGACACCAATTGAAATAACGGGGAAGGTATTCACCGTGCTTGGAAAGTCACGAACATCGAATGAAAAAACTGAAACGTACAAGTTGCAGTTTGTCAGCAACATTCAGTATGAAAACAACATGAAGAGGATTTCCTGCTCGAAAAAGGGTTCTCTATCGAAGATGGTGTTTGATATTTTTTCAGAGAACTTCAAGGATACTTCGCGATTGACAATCGATCCCGTGAGCAATAAAGAATTTCAGTTTGTATTCCCCTACTGGTCTCCGCTCTACTCCATAAACTGGCTTGCACAAAGAGCATTTTCTTCTGGACCTTCGAATAGAAATGCTCCATCTTGTTTCGTGTTCTATGAAGATGTGGATGGATTTCACCTCTCAGATATTGTCTTCAGGATGAACAAGCCGCCAGTGATGTCGTATAGACATGAGCCTCCAACTCCAATGAACATGGCCGATGTCAATCGATATTTTCAAAGAGTTCAGGATTATCAGGTGAACTCATACTTCGATAGAATCAATGAATATCGGCGAGGTATGTACTCTGGTTACTTGATGACTCATGATATAACAAATAAGAAAATGAACTACTATGAATACGACTATCATGAATCATTTGACAAGGTGAATCACCTCAACCCAGAAAAACTCATTCCAAAAAGCAACAGACGTTTTGTTGATGCAAAGATGGGATTCATGAACTATCTTCCTGTGCAAGCGGATAGATTTAACAACGTGAAGGAAAATGATGTTCCGCAGAATTTCTTTCCCGATAAGGCAAGTATCATAAATCAGTTCAATACATTGACGATGAGTTTGCTTGTCAATGGAAATTCCACTCTACGATTGCTTGATGTGATAGATTTTGAGATAGCAAAAACGGGATATATGGATGCAAAAGAAAAGGATTGGGAAGATCAATACCTTAGTGGTAGATACGTGATAGTATCCCTGAAGCACATGATAAATAGAGAGGTTGGGTACAACACAACCATAACAATGGCAAAGGACTCCCTCATAAAGGGAATTCCTGATGGGTATGAGGTTTAATTTTTACAATGGAGAATAGCATGGAAGAGAACGAAAACAAGGTAATCACGCCAGCAGAAACAGAAAAGAAGTTGTGGAAACTTCCCTACACCAAAGAAGAACTACTTGATTGGGAGAGGTGGGGTAACGAGAATTTTGGGTATGACGAAAGGAAATGACATCGGATGATAATGGGTCAGAATGGATTTGTTTGGTGGTTTGGTGTTGTTGAAGACACCAATGACCCATTGACGCTTGGTCGAGTTCGTGTCCGAGTGTTTGGATATCATCCGGAAAACAAGAAGACACTACCAACAAGCGATCTGCCTTGGGCGCATCCTCTTCTTGACATAACAAGTGCTTCAATTAGCGGAATAGGTAAATCTCCAACTGGATTGGTTGAGGGATCGCATGTTTTTGGGTTTTTCAGGGATGGTGAGAACGCACAGCAGCCAGTGGTGATGTTTTCTGTCGGGGGAATACCTCAGGAAATAGCCAACAAGAATTTGGGGTTCAACGATCCTTCCGGAACATATCCAACGAAGGAATATGTTGACGCAAAACATGGTGATGTCAATTTTCTCGCAACGGGAAAAAATACAGATCAAACCATCGTACAGGCCAAGAAGGATACAGCAGTGTCAAATGTTCCCGTTGCATGGGATACCTTTGAAACTCAAAAATGGTCTGAACCAGAAACCCCATACAGCCCACAATATCCAAACAACAAGGTTTTCACCACCAAATCGGGAATGGTGGAGGAATGGGATGACACCCCCGGTAAGGAACGGCACCACACATACAATCCAGGCGGATCTTTTGAAGAGGTGTCGAGTGCCTTTAAAAACAATCCACCAGGAACAAGAGTTCACAAGATTCAGGGAAATAACTATGAACTGATCGCAGGGAGCGATTATGTGGTAATCAATGGTGTTGCAAACATAACAATAAATGGTGATGCCAATGTTTATATAGGGTCAAGGTTGTCTGGTGGAAATCTAAACTTACAAGTGGACGGGAATGTAAACCTACAGGCTTTGAGAGACGTTAGATCAGTCGTGTATGGAACTTGGGATGTTTCAGTTCTTGGTGATTATAGGGAAACCATCATGGGGAATAAGTACACCACCGTGTATGGAAATTGTGTTAGTGAAGTTTATGGTGTTGGTGGTTTTGTTGTTAACTCCCTTGGCTCCGGTGATGTTGTGCTGAAAACCATGACGGGTAGTGATCTTGCACTTTCTGGTAAGGTTTCGTTGATCAAGTTGAACTGCCCTTCTAGAAAGGGACAACCAGATGCTATGATCATTCCTGGACTATATCCGAATCCATTCATAGGGGCATGAAATGGCATATCTGATTTGGAGAGGAACATACTCACTCACACGACAATATCAACCAGGAGATGTCGTGTACAATCCCGATGATGGAATTTCCTATGTGTGTGTCACTCGTTCTTTGGGTATTCCACCATATTATCTTGAATCTGGATTTGAACCAATTGTAAACTTCAATATCTCTTTGCTTGATGGAGGTGAGTTTTAAATGCTGTCTGTTGGAAAACTTGGAGATTTCGTTGGGGATGGCAAGGTGTTGAATGGTGCTTTTAGCGTCTTGGTTAATGATATTCCAGTCGCAAAAGTTGGCAGCATTATTTCTCCGCATGATAGAAACCCAACACATAAAGCCAGTATGATAACTGGTTTGCCATCGGTTATGGTTGAAGATGCCCCCGTCTGTAGAAATAAAGACTTAGCGTCCTGTGGACATTTTCTTATTGCTCTTAGCAGTGTAGAGGCTGGTAGTTAAAATGAGTTCTTATCAAAACATCTTTGCGAGTTCAAATTGCAGCGTCATCTCTGGTCTTATACCACCAGGAGTTAAGAAGTTTGTCAATTCGTTTATGAGCGGAAACTTGCTACAAAATCCTCTTTCTATTGTCCTTTCCACTTTTGGAGAGCAAATAGGCGGATTTATGGGAAAATTGAATGAAATCGAAGATCTCGACAATAATCTCAAAGAACTGAACGAGAAACTGGACAAAGTAAACGATAAGTTACAAAAGTTTCAAAATCATACTGATATTTTGAGTGGTGTGATTCGCAATCCAAATCAGGCTTATGCCACTTTGGATCAAATTCTTGGAGTCATGTCTGCATACAACTCAATGAAGGATGTGTTGAAAGATCCAGGCGCGCAACTTGAGGACAATTTTTCACAAGCATTCTCATCTCTAAATCCAAGAATAGTTGGACCATTCTTTGAAAACTTTGCCGAAAATATGGCAGAAATAGAAAGACTACTGAATGAGGTTTCCTATCAGGTTGATGCAAGCGGAAATAAAGAACTGATAGCGACGGCCAGCGTTCTAAATGAACTCGGAAAACTTGCGGGGAATATAGGAGATGCGTCTGAAAGCATTCAGGGGTTCATAGATGGCGACGAAGCAGCATATATTGCCGCTGCCGCTGCATTGGCCGATTACGCTCTTGCCAACGGTTTGGTGGCAAGTTTGCTATCGGATCCTTGTTTTGGTGGGCAAGTTGTAATGAACATGATAAGCAGTACTCAAGGTAGAGATGCCTTGGTCGATGTTGCTTCGGAAAATGGGATAAATGTACCCAATGGTCCCGTTGATTTTTCGAGGATCGTTGGGAAGGCAAGACCGATGCAAGGCTTTGGTGGGGATATCGGATCTATCAGCATAGACTCTTAAAAGTGAACAATATTCATCATTTTGTATTAGGATAAATATTTCATTACTTTGGAGAAATCTATGGAAACGGATACTATTAGAGGATGGATTGAGATCCTCGCTGCATTTTTGGGTGCATTGACCGCTGCGGTTGGACTTTTTGTCGCGGTGAAGCCAATCTTTAGGTACTTTAGAAAAAAAATGGCAGTAAAGAAAGAAGAAACTTTCAATCAAGTAAATATGCGAATATCAGACATGGTTGGTGAATTAAGGATGAAGGCAAAGGCTTCTCGCGTCTCCTTAACTCAGTTTCATAATGGCGGAAAGTTCGCTGATGGCTCTTCTATGCGTAGGATGAGCATATCTCATCAATCTTGTGATCCAAAGGTTTCCTCGACCATGCAGTTTCGACAGGATGTTCTTGTGAGTAGATTTGTTGAGATAATACAACAACTACGGGAAAACAATCCACTCATAAGAACAACCGATTCCTTGTTTGAATCCAACACCAAGAAGTTCTATGAGATTCACGACACCACAGCCTTCTCCACACTACCCCTTTTTTGCAGTGATAGTTTAGTAGTTTATGGATACATAACAATTGAGTGGTGTGATTCAAACATTCTTGACCATGTGAATGAAACTGATGTGCAGAATGAGTTTGAATATTCCCGAGATCAGATTTCATTCTTACTGAACTCAGCAAAAGACTACAGATGAATAAACTACGGAAAAATTTGTTCAAAGATCTGGATCTTGACTTCTCCCCGCATCCTATGACGGGTGATGTACCACAGAAAAAGGACGAAGAGGCTGTGAAGAGGTCGATTCGAAATCTAGTTTTGATGAACAAATACGACAAGCCTTTCAAACCAGAAATAGACGCAAGGCTATCTAAATTACTATTTGAACCAGCGACCCCAATCACAGCGGTAATGTTGCGATCAAACATCATAGATCTTCTCAACAGGTATGAACCAAGGGCGATGATAAATGATGTGATAGTGGTGTTCAACAACGAAAAAAACATGTTTGAGGTCAGCATCTCTTTCATGCTTCTCAACAGCAGACAGACATCTAAAATGTTTGTAACCTTAGAAAGGCTGAGATAAATGCCAAATCGCGCACTATCTACTCCAGTAACAAACTTAGATTTCGATTCGATAAAGAATAACCTGAAGACATATCTTTCGGGAACGAGTGAATTCAGCGATTTTGACTATGAGGGATCGGGAATCAATGTTCTTCTTGATTTGCTCGCATACAATACGCATTATATGGGGTTGTATGCAAATATGCTTGCGTCCGAGTCCTTCATGGAATCAGCCGTACTTAGAAGGTCAATAGTTTCATTAGCCAAAAATCTTGGATATGTACCAGATTCAAGGAGCGCATCCACCGCTGTCGTGAACGTCACGTTTGGGGCAACATCTGGTGTTCCTTCAAGCATTCCACAGGGTACGAACTTCTTTGCTACCAAGGATGGTGAAAACTATACCTTTACTTGCACAGAGGCATTTGTTATAAACAAGTCCAGTGTCCCTTATAAAGCATCCAATGTGAGTGTAAGGCAGGGGGTGTATAAGTCTGCATCGTTTGTCTATCGAACGGATAGCAACTCAACCAAGTTTGAAATTTTGTCTGACAAGATCGATAGAAGCCTTACCAAGATTTACGTTATGGCTTCGTCCTCCGATCTAACCAATGCGGATGTGTCTTGGAAAGAGAATAGTAAATTCATCGAACTAACTCCGAGCAGCAAGGTCTATTTCATAAATGAAAACTATCGGGGAAATTACGAGATTAGTTTTGGTGATGGTATCTTTGGGGCGAAGCCAGAAGAAGGTAGTTTCATAACCATAATTTACTTCGAAACCGATGGGTTGCTTGGAAATGACATCGGCAAACAGGATACGAATTTCAGTTCA